GTAATACAAATAAATTACAACCTAGTTTAAGATATGTTTTAGATGAAATAAATAGAACTGTTTATGGAGAAAATCCTGTTTCTACTGATGTAGATTTAACAAGATGGTCAAACCAAGGTATTTTAATGCTTAATACATCTTTAACAACAGAAGTTGGTAAAATAGGACAGCATTATGATATTTGGAAAAATTTTACAGCATATTTACTTGATTATTTAACACATAATAAAGAAAATATTGTGTATATTTACATGGGTAAAAAAGCTCAGGAATGGGCAGATCTTACTGGAGATAATAATCATAAATTTTTTGTAAGCCATCCTGCTAGTGCAGCATATACAAAACAAAAACATTGGAATTCTGATAATGTATTTTTAAAAACACAAGTATTAGTAAAAAAATATTTTAATAGTGAAATAATATGGTAATATGACAGAAATATTTATTAAGTGTATTAAAGAAAAAATAACTCCAAATAGTTTTTATGTTCTTTATTGTATAAATGAAAAAATTATAGTGTCTAATTTTGTTAATAAAGCATTAGAATGCAAAAAATTACAAAATGATGAATGGCTTGATGAAAATTTAAAATTAACTTCTAAAAGTATTATTTTTATAAGTGAAATTAACAACTATTTTAAAAAAGCTAAGAAAAAAACAAATGAAAGTTTGTTAGGTCTGAACTCTTCAAATAATATTAATACATATAATGAGATATTTCCAAACAAAAAACTATCCAGTGGTAAATATGCAAGAGTTAATGAAAAAACTCTTGAAAATGCTTTTAGATGGTTTTTTGAAACATATGATTTTACTTGGGATATTATATTTAAAGCTACAAAAAAATATGTAAATGAATATAGTATTAAACAATATGAATATATGAGAACTTCTCAATATTTCATAAGAAAACAAAATACTGATAAAACTTGGGATTCAGATTTAGCAACATATTGTGATTTGATTACAAACGGAGAAGATGAAATAACAGTTTATTTTAAAGAAATAATAGATTAATTAAATTTATAATATGTCAGAACTATTTAATGGTGCAAGAGCTTTAATACCAGTCAGTGAAAGAGATTCTCTTAAAAAAGCTATTTATAAAATTGAAGCAAGAAGAACAGGTAAATTAAAATCATTAAAAAGTGCATGGCCAAAATTTAATGATGCATTTTGTGATGGTCTTGAATGGAGAACAATTACAGTTATAGGTGCAAGACCTGGAACAGGTAAAACTTTATTTATGGAACAATTAGTTGATGATATAATTAAATTTAATGAAGACCATAAATTTAGAATACTAAAATTTCAGTTTGAAATGTTAGATGAAACTAATGGTATTAGAAAATTAAGTTTAAATACTGGACACAACTATAATTCTCTAATGAGTAAAGCAGAACCTTTGGATGATGTTGTATTTAATAAATGTATAGAGCTTTATAAAAAAAGTGCAGAAAATGACATCATAGATGTTATATATGATCCGTGTACAGTAGATGTAATGTGTGCAACAATACATCATCATATGGAAAAATATTGTGAAATAATTATAGATTCTGAAGGTAATAAAACAAAAAAGTATACTAATATGCTTGTTACTGTAGATCATTCAGCTTTGTTTAGAGTAGCAAAGAATGAAAAAGATAAATTTACAATGCTATATGCATTAGGTGAAGCTTTAACATATATGAAAAAACATTATCCAGTTGCTTTTGTAATATTAAGTCAATTGAATAGAAATATTGATAATCCAGAAAGAGTACGTGATGGAGAATATGGTAATTATATATTAGATTCTGATTTATTTGGTGCTGATGCTTTACTTCAACATGCAGATGTTGTTCTTGGTATTAATAAACCATCTATAAGAAAAATAAGACAATATGGTCCAGAAAGATTTATTATAGAAGATGATGAAACATTAGTTTTTCATTTTCTAAAATCTCGAAATGGTTTAACTAAAATAAGTTTTTTTAAATTAGATAGGCAAACAATGAAAATTGTAGAAATGCCACCACCTGTACAAGCAATGAACATAACAACTAAAAAATAAAAAAATGAAAAAAAGTAGAATAATTATAGCTTTAAAAGCTCAAGCATTAGCTGATAAAGAAAAAGCTCTTATGGCATTAGATTTATTAGAAAATCAAGCTGTTGGAATTGGAGATCATACTGCAAATGATTTTTTTAAAGATGCAACAGAATCATTACAGCTTCTAGCTGAAGCAGAAGACAGATTAGATATGATTGATAAATATTTTAAAGAGTAATAATGTTTAATTAAAATAAATAAATAAATAATATGGATAGAAAACAAAAAGAAAAAGAATTTATTGTACATCATGCAAAAACTTTTGAAAATTTAAAAATTGATAACCCATTTTTTGTTTTAAAAACTGCTTTTTATGAAAAAGGTAAGTTTGGAAGAAACATACAACTTTATGAAAGTGAACTCAAAAAAAATGAAGATATTTATATAGAGTTTATTGACGTAGTAAGAAGTGAATCAGGTGCGGAACAAGATTATAGTCCAATGCTTGAAGATAGGCCTTTATTTAAATTTAATGCTAATTCATTTTATGCAGAAGAATATGAAATTAGAAATAAATTAGATTATTCTGTTTATATTATTTCTGTAAATGAATTAATGGTAGTAATGCCGGACGGTAGTAGTATTTCATATTCATTATATGAAAAAAGAAAAGAAGAGGATAAAAAGAAAAAAGATAGTTTACCTAAATTACAAAATACTTTATCTTTGTTCCCTGATTTTGAAAAAGAATTCCCTTCAAAAGGATCTGATTTTGATTTAGATAAAGAAAATGATTTAAGTTTTGCAGATATTACAATTAAAGATTTTGCTGCTATTATGTGGAAAAAACCTGTAAGTGATAAAAAATGGTTAAATGATTTAATAAATAATATATGAGTATAATACTTCCAACAAAAAAAGTAAAAGTAGAAAGATTTAATCCAAAAAGATTGATAATCTATTCAAAACCTAAAACAGGTAAAACAACTGCTTTTGCAGGACTAGAAGATAATTTAATTCTAGATTTAGAAGATGGTGCAGACTATGTTGAAGCACTTAAAATAAAAATAAATTCTTTACAGGATTTATTAGATGCAGGTAAAGCTATTAAAGAAGCAGGTTGTCCTTATAAGTATGTTACTGTAGATACAGTAACTGCGTTAGAAGATATGATTGGTCCTTTAGCTGTCAAACTATATAAACAAACTAGTATGGGTAGTAAGTATGATGGAACAAATGTCCTCACTTTACCTAATGGTGCTGGTTATTTATATTTAAGACAAGCATTTTTTCAAGTTTTAGATTTTATTGATACCTTAGCACCCAATATTATTTTATCTGGTCACATTAAAGACAAACAGGTAGATGATAAAGGTGAGATGGTTATGTCTGCAAATATAGATTTGACAGGTAAAATAAAATCTTTAATCTGTGCAAATGCAGATGCAATTGGTTATATGTTTAGAAAAGGTAATCAAACTATTCTTAGTTTTAAGACTAGTGAAGAAGTTACCTGTGGAGCAAGACCAGAACATTTAAGGAATCAAGAAATAGTAATTTCTGAAATAGTGGATGGTAAGATAACGACTTACTGGGATAAAGTTTATAAATAATTTAAATTAAGTAAAAATGGGATTAAGTACAAAAGATTTAGTATCAGATGGTGGTTCAGGAACACCTAAAACAATTGGACCTGGAAATCACACATTAAAAATTAATAGTATTACATTAGAAGACTTTCAATTTATTGATGGTGCAAAACATTTAATGTTACATACTGAAACTGAACCTATTGAAGGGTTTGAAGGATTCTTTATTGATAAAGATGATGAAAGTAAAGGTCATTATTTAGGTCAAATTGGAAGAGTAAAAGCAAGTCAGTATGCTTATGCTAATGGAGAAACAAAATCTGGTATTAAAATTCAAAGAGATAGATCTCTTATGATGTTTTTGGCTAATTTGTCAAAAAGTTATGGTATTACTGGTTGGTTTGAAGAACAAGATAATAAGT